GCTCGGCTTCGCGCTTGGTCAGGCCGGATGCAAAGAGTACAGCAAAGCGAGCAACACGCAAGATGTTGCGCTGGTCAGAATCTGATTGCCAGTGCGCCAAGTTCAACCAGGCCAGGCCGTCAAACGGCGGATCGGCTTCTAGTACCCCGATCTTCTTCGCATAGATGGTCACTAAAGGTATATGACCAAGAGTTAATGGACCTTCATCAGCTAGATCCCACTGCTCGCTGCCTTGTACGTCAGACTTACGCCATAACTCAAAGCGGTCGCGCTCGATCACACGAACATAGTCGACCTGGTGCGACGCGAAGCGCGAGCCGTCAACTTGCTCGGTTCGTGTTTCACGAATACGGATTTGTGACAACTCTGGGTCTCCAGCACCACCTGTGTTCGATTCCCGCGAATCCGTGAGCCATCCAATTAGTGCAGGAGGTGAAACTCGGACGAAAGTAGCTCTCGCTCCAACAGCTTGCTCTTGTGCAATTGACGCGATGCCGCCTCCGACGTTTTCTGGCACGGCAGTGAAGTCGATCAGGATGTGCGCCTTGCCGTATGTCAGCGCGTCTTCAAAGATCGATCTTGCGAACTTGCTTAGCGGCTGACCACAATCGTCAGTGTCGACTTCGAGAAAGTCGAGCAAGGTTGGCGCGTTCTTCGCGGTGACTGGCCTGGTGAATGGTCGTGCAACAGCGCGATCAATGGCGTTCGCTAGCCCTTCAAACAACACGCTGCGCGAAAGACGCCGATTGTAGTTTGTGTCAGTTTCTGCTTGTTCTTTCGGTAGCCAGACCTGGGCCTGGTCACGCATACGCTGCGTGCCGCCAAGCAGGTCGTGGATAAGAGCCCATTTACGCGCCATTCGACGCCAGGCGGCATTGGGCTTAGCGACTGGATGCTCTTCGTGTGCCACGCTTACTTCCTCGCTTCCTTCAGAATTCGGCGCAGCAATTTAGAGCTCCGTAGGGCCGTGCGGCGTGATACGTCTGGAAGAACCGCATCAGCTTGAACCCATGCGTCATGCCGATCCAGGACTGGCTCCAGGACTGGCTCCAGGACTGAGGCTTTCACGAAGCTGCCTAGCTTCTTGACCAAAGACCTGCACTTCGCCGACTGGCCGAACCAGGCAGCAGAATCGACTGGTGAGATACCAGCCGCACTGGTTAGGTAGTGGTCATGACGCAGCGTAACAGGCGCGATAAGCACGCGAACACTGTCACTACGAATTTTGCCTTTTGATAGCCAGCTGCACCCTTGAAGCCCAGTGCACAGCAACACAATCAGCAATAACTTACGCATGCTCATAACGATCCTCCCGGTCTTAGACTGCGGCGAGTAGTGCAGTCCCACCAATGCGAATCGATGCAGACAGCGCGACACCCATAATTCGCTTCGAGCGCTCCCAATTGTCGTTCACAGCGCGAAGGCGGCTCAACTCAGCGAGCGCAGACACCTGGCCGCGCAGCTCAGCTACCACCGCCTCGCGCTGTGCAGGATCTTTGAGACGCATCGCGGCGAGCGCGTCTTTCAGCATTTCGCCAGCGAATTCTTTCAGGTCGTCGGCTGCGCCTTTGAACGCTGACTTCGCTGCAGCTTTCAGCTCGTGCTCAACAGCTGGTTTGAGTTCTTCGTACAGCGCTTCAAAGTCCATAGTTGCGTCTCCTGGGAATCAATCATGCGGCAACGAGTGATGCACTGAGTATGACTAACGGGATTCAACAGCCGCGCCTCGTGCAATGCCATGCACAATTGTTGAAGACGTATTAACGGCGCGCATCCTCAGGATTAGGCGCTCCTGCACACCAAGTGTTAGAGGCATAGACAAAGCAGGGCGCTCAGGCAACGATGGAATGGTTGAGTCAAATGGAAATGCGTTCTCGTCAATGGCTGTAAGGAGCTCGTTTACTATTCCGACCCACAGTCCTGCGACCCTGTCAAGGGCGACTGTTTTGTTTACCGTGTCTAGGAGCAGAAAGTTTCTGATTGGTCCGTCTGCAGCGCTTGTTGTACGCACGGTTTTGGCTCCTGCACTTGACCCAAAACCACTGGTCCATTTTGCTTGGTGAACAGGAGTTAGCGAGCCGTCTTCAGTTTCAATAACGAGCTGTGCGTAATACTCGGGTGTAGAGCTAGCGAAGTTAGAGCTCATAGCAAGAACAAGGTTGTCCCAGTGGTCGAGCTTTCCGACTCCGACAGCTGGCGCATACAGCTCAAGAACTTCTTGATAGGTACTCGTCAGAAGTGTGACCTTATCGCGCTTAAAGATCCGAATTTCTGACACGTCAACCTCCGAGTGGACTCGCGAGTGGATTGCCTACAGCTGAAGAACGCCCGAGCTGCCCAAACAAGCCGGACGCTTGCGGCGTCGTTATAAGCTCGTCAGTGAGAATGCCGCTAGAGCCGCCGCCGACTACGCTGCCTGCACCATTAGCAACAAGTGGTGTGCCGTTAGCAAGTGTGCCGGCGTTCAGCATCCTGATTTGAACCGGAGGGCCTTCGTTTGCCATCAGGCAGCCTCCTCAACCGCATTCGCCATGAACCTCCAGCGAACATTCGTAGCACCGAGCTGTCCTGTGATCTTCGCCTGAATGCGAACAGCCTCTCCTGGCCCGAGAATCAAGGGCTGAACGATTGGAGCGTGCAACTCGATAGGCCCAGTTGATGCGTATTTCTTTGTTGGAACGGCTTCTTCGCGCTGCGCGAAAGTGCTTGTCCACCAAGCTGAAGCCTGGCGTAGGCGTAAACCATTAAGCACATTGAAGCGCAGAAGATCGTTACCAGGATTTTGGCCAAATAAATCGCCTGGATCAGCTGCAAAAAGATCATTCAGGGCGCTTAAAGAGCTGCCGCCATTCGCTGGGAACTCATAGTTGAGAATCTCGAGAACTTGGTCTGTTGTGCCGTCATTAAGCAAGATACGAAACTCAATACCCGCCACCGCAGTACCAAATCGAGCTGTGTTGATGTGCAAGTATGCTGAGAAGATGTCGGCCTGCTCTAAGCTTGTGCGCTTACCGGTAGCGCTCGAGAGCAGCTCGAACAAGTCCTGATAAGTGTTGTTCAGAACCAGAGAGCCGTCTAGCACGCGAACTGGCTTAAGAGTCGACATCTGAGCTCCTCTGTGCGCTTAGTTTGATACCTCGCCACGACCTAGCTAGCTGCGGCGAGGGTGCTATTATTGCCCGTCAGCTCCTGGATCAGAAGGTGTAGTCGACGGTCATTTTGTCGGTGGCCTTGATGATCGAGAAACCACTGGTCGCGCCGAGCCAAGTGATGATGGTACCGGCTCGCGTGAAGTGCGCGCCCTCGAGCATGCGGATCTGATTGAGGTAGAGCTTGAACGACCCAGCAACCGGCGTGTTGTTGATCGTGTCCGTGAGCGCCAAGTCGGTAACGACGTCGCCAGCTTCCAAAGCCAAGTTGATGACTTCGCCACTGACCGGCGTTCCACCTGCGGCAGCGATCGCAGTGCTGAATGCTTCGAGCACGCCCTGCACAGTGTCCGTCGTTCCAGCGTTAGCGCCGATCGCAGTCGCATCCGTTCCAATCTTCGCAGCGCCGGAGGTGGTATTCGGATTGGTCGCAGTTCCAATTGCCAGGAGTTCGATCTCTGTAAAATAGCGAGCATCATGCGTGTGCAGCGCCGTGTCCAAACCACCGGTCAAAGCACCGAGATTTGCAGCCGTCACATTCGCAGAAACGCCACCGTTGACCTGGTTGACTTCAGCTGCAGTCGCGGTCACGTCCGTGATTTGGGCAAGAGGATGCGTGTGGCTCGCAGCGATGTCCGAGATGTCGCCAAACGTTGCGCCAAGCAGCATCGCTTTGAGCGGAAGGCTGTCAGCATCGAACACTTCCGCGAACAAGATGTCGATCGAGGCAGCTGGAATCGCGATCGCAACACCGACAGCTGTGTAGTAGGTGAGCGTCCAGACCGCAGTGGCAAACGACAGAACGCCATAGACTTCGCCGCCAGCGCCATCGTTGAGTGGCTGTTTGGTCACCGAGTCGCGAATCTGCACTTTGTAGTTCTGGACGGCTGTTCCAAGCGTATCGGCAAGCGCTGCGCCAGTCGACATGATCCCTTTAACGGCGCCATCCTGCGTCGGAGTTGTGACGGTCGCAGCCGCTTGAATGTCCGTGGTTACGTCGTCATTCAGGCCACCCGCAGCTGCAACAACGCGCTGCACCCAGCCCGCCAAAAGCTTCGACTGCAAGGTAGACTGCTTCGCCGGGGTGCTCATGTGAACGGCAAGAACAGCACCGTTCGCAACTTGAGCGGAACCGACAGCTTGAGCGGCGACTTTCGCCGCGAAAGTCGCTTGATCGAAGAAACCGGCCGCCATTTTGCCGCGACCTGCTGCGGATGCTGCGAGCAAACCATCCAAGAGTTCGGCCGTGTCGACCGCCCCATCTTGGAGGTATCTGTTGTCCATAAATCCAGTTGCACTCATGCGTCAAGCCTCCTTAGGCCTTTTGGTAGTAGATGGTCATGACGTCGGAAGCCTTGACCGGGAACGATGGGATTGTGATTGTTTGAAGTGTTGGACCAGACGCTGCGAAATCTACGATTGGATGAAGAACAAGACGGTTACTTACGATCCAAATCGCTTCGGCACTGATCGGCTGGAAGTTGAGCGTAAATACAGTCTGGCCGTTAACCGGTGTTTGCGGCTCATTCGTCAGTGCAGTTCCGGCTCCGATTCCTGGAGGACCAGCTGGTCCAACAGGTCCAATAAGCGAGACTGGAGGAAGCGGCCAAACACCTGCTACTCGTGGACCGTACAGCTCGCTTGTGTTAGTCCTGAGATAGAAGTCGCCATCTACACCGAGAGCGTTAGGCGGCACGACTGTTCCGTTAAGGACTGTGCGACCAGCTGCACCTGGGTTTCCCTGGACTCCTGCGGGACCTTGTGCTCCTTGCGGCCCTTGTTGTGCTACCTCGACAACAGGTTGGCCGTTGCATAGAGCCATGGGTCACCTCGTGACTTCGGGTTTAATGCGTGCCCGACCTTGAACAAGGCGAGTAACGGTGCCAGTTGGACTGACGAGCTCAAGGTCATAAACGCCAGCTACGCGCGGCAGCAAAGCCGTTTGCGCGGCAGTGAGTGTGACGGCTATCTCGCCTAAACCACCAACTTGAAGCTGCACTCCTCCTTTGGCAGCGGAGTCCACATCTACTAGCGGCGTTGTGCTGTCGAATGAGTTGCGCACTTGCATACGCGCTAGGTAGCCCGTGAGATCAACCAAGGCGCCGTCTCCATCACGCCACCGAAACAGCTTCTGGAAAGTAGCGCCTTGATCGATCGCAATGTTGTGAAGCGCGAGAGCCAATGGATCAGACCAACTTGCCCATCTGGACAGAGTAGACTTCCAGAAATGCGCCGTCGAGAGCGCCGACATTCCAATACTTCTTGCCGTTCGTTCCGACAGAGATAGCAACATCGCCAGGGACAGAAATCACGCCCGTAAAATCAGCTTTCGCAGGGCGTGGACCTGTTTGCGTGACCTGCGGCTTCCAGTAACTGGTCTTCGCAATCGTCAGGCTTCCGTCTTTGACTTGAACACCGTTAACAGGATTGGTTTCAAGGGTGACGCCATCAACTTTCACGGCCACGTCGTTTGGCCCGATAATCAAGGAGTTGTCAGCCGCAACAAGGTCAATCACACCTGCGTTGTTCGCCAGACCTGCGCCTGCTGTGTTCGCGGAGATACCGGAGCTGAACCAAACATCGGAGTCGCCAGCCCACGTTTTCTCGGAGCGCCCATCAACAATCTTGTGCGTTTCCTGGGAGGCGAGTAGCGCGAACAAGCGTCCGAAACCGACCTGACCGACACCGCCGTCTGCACCAAGCAGGTTGCCTTGAACGCCGTCATTGGACGCGTACTCCTTTGCGCCGTTGAAGTCGATCACTTGCACGTCGGCTTGCGAGTTAGCGATTGTTCCAAACACTCTCGTGTTCGCAGCACCAGCTGACTCCTGGGCAAGCACATAAAGCACTAGCTGGTCTACCTGACCACCGCTGAACCAGCCATCGAATGCCGTAGACGCTTGCCCGTTGTATTTGAGGCTGTCAGCGGTGATTGCGGCAGCCAGGTTAGCAATGGTCGCAGCGGAGCCAGACACGGCAACTACGAATTGATTCGCAGCGGGAACGCCCGGAGCAATCGCAGTGAAGACCTCAGTCGTCACACCGTCAGCAATGGAGATGGTGTCGCCTGGCTGAAGGTTCTGGACGAGTGTCAGCAGCAGCGCTTGGCGCACACCTCCAACACCGTTGCCGTCGCGAAGCTGTGTCTCGACTAGGACAAGCTCCTTCCAGGTTTTGCCGCCAGCAAACTGAGCGTCAACGTAAGCACGAGAAGCTGCGTGCTTCCCTGCTGTCGGGTTTAACGGCACTTCCACTTGGCCGCCTGCATCGCGCTGCGCGAGCTGATTCACAAGCGCGGCAACGTTGAACTCGATTTCAGCAAGCAAGCCGGCACCATTCGTTCCGAAAACGGTGCTCGCTGTGCCGGGCAAGTGGTTGTCGTGCCCGTGCTCTTTCTCGTGTGAGCCAAGGACTTCAGGTGTGATGGCAGCCATTTGGCGCCTCCTGGAGAGAGGGTTGACTGGTCTGCGAGAGGCGTCCCGGCTCGATCCCGCTGGTGAAATAATGGACTGTTGAGCGGCTTGCTAGCTTAGCCCAAACGCTTCGCTAGTAAAGGATGTCGAATCGCGGCCTAACTCGAACAACTGAAGCACTCTTGTTGTCATAGCTTATGCGAATCGCGGTGCCAGCTGGAAGTGGTGAAGCACCGAATTTTGAGTTGCCAACCGCCTGCTCTATAGCCCCGTTGTCTAGCTCGATCCAGTTTGCTTCGGTAAACGGGTTGAGCGTCATGACAACTGTCGCCAGGAAAAGGGTCGCAGTCGGCCAGCTACGCGTTGTCGCTTTGGTAACAGTAATCGTGCTCGCGTTTAGGTCTATGCTTGAGATTAACCCAAGCCCATCGCGATTAGTACCATCGTCAAAAGCAAGACACATTCCCTTGAAGATCTTGCCGACAGCGGCAAGCATCTGCATAGCCACAGACATTGGCAGCACGGTAACACCTGCTGCTACCGGGCTCTCGAGTCCACCAATAGGTGAGTCAGGGCCTACTTCTAGTTTTACGCGGTCACCTGCGCTTACCAGCGTTGTTTGCATACTCGTCTGCAACGTGCTAATCAGAATTGGCGAAGTGAAAGTTACAGCAGTAATTACGCCTGGCGCAGCATCAAACGGCAAGGTGAAGGCCGAAAAGTGCCCGCCTGTCTCTTCACCTGGCTCTTCTTCACGCAAAGTTACGACAGCGGGTGCACCTCTGTTTGGATTTACGCTAGCCATATGCGCTTAGTCCTTGACTTCGTAGTCTTGCACATCGCTCATGACGATTTCAGCGGCGTCGCTTGTTTCGATGGCGAAAGTGATTGTGTGCTTACCATCGGCGAGGTTGAGCGCCTTCAAATCAACTTCGACAAACTTCGCAGTCATGATGGTGTCGCCAGTGTGGAGCACTGAGCCGTCAGGAGTACCGCTAACGAAGTCGCCATTGACATCGAAGCTCGCGCTCTTGTCAATCCAGACGGTGAACTTTGCGGTCGCCAATGCGTTGCTGATTTGCAGAGTGGGATATACCTGCAGCTTTTTGAAGTCGCGATCGTGGGCTGCATCCTTGACGTAATCGAACTCAATGATTCGTTTCGGTGTGACTGCACCCGTCTGGATGAAATTGTTGTTGACACCCTCAAGCGAGCGGCCAAGCACGCCAGGTGCCATGCTGGATGCAGGAATTGACGCAGCTGGTGGAATGCCCGATTTCGGATTGTAAGCAGCCATGATTGTCCCCTACTTGTGCAGCATGATGAGCTCGCCATACGTGAATGAAGTTGGCGCTGCACGCGCTATTAGCGTGAGCGTTCTAACTCCAGTCGCATCGGCAAAGATGTCGATGTCCAACTCACTTCCAGTTAACACTGCTCTGTCTACCGTGTCACCATCCAAACGTATCCCGATACTGCCGGCCAAACCAACAGTGACCAAGCGTAGATCTAGGTCACCAACGAGCTTAGTGAAGCGGACTGTGACCAGCACATCGCCGATGGCAGGTACGGCAAGAGGCACGTCCCAAGTGTTAATGAGTCGGCTGCGGTTCATATCCCTTGCGCTCCCCAGTTCACGCCGTCGCTCCTAAACACCCTAAACTCGTCACGGCCTAACTGATAGCTAGCTAGACGGCTAATAGTCTGACCAGCCATGCCGATAATCACGACTTTATTCGCACCTCTGCTCTCGCCAAGATAGTCCCAAACTAGCACTCGCTTTCCTGGCGAGAGAGGCGCACTCGGAAGCTGAAAGGTAAGCCCGCCTGCTCCAGCGGAGTTCACTCGGTTGAGTGTGTCTACGGCGAGTACGCCTGCTGCTGTGAGCGGTGCAGGGACTGACGGAACGGGTTCGCCACCTATCGATGCCGGAAGATTCGCCACAGGGACTTTGGAGCTTGCGTCCAGCGGGGCGATACCGTTTGGCTCGCCATAAAGCGGTCCCCAGTCCTCATGCGAGCCTGGCGATGTAGCCATTAGGTGAGCCTCCGAGCTTCTACGACGTAGACCCGGCCAGCTCTACCAACAGCGAAGCGCACACTCTCAGGAACGACGGACGAGTCCACCCAAACGACGACTACCCCGTCAGGCACCTGAATCGGTGTTGGGGGTGCTGGTTGGACCAGAAAAGCGAAGGTGCCAGCTGGACCTTGCGGACCTTGCGGACCTTGCGGACCGGGTAGACCTTGCGGACCGGGTAGACCTTGCGGGCCTTGCGGACCGCTGTCAATAACTTCAACGACACGTGTGACTGTGTCTGACGATACGCAGCCCATCAGGAGGTAAGCTCGAGTCGCCGTTTATTCGCCAGCGTCCAGGTTGCGAAGTTTTCCTCTACGATCTTTCCGGATGCTGCATTCGTGATAGCCCACGAACCAGTGGATCTAAGCAACAACACGCGAAAGGTGCCTTGTGGCTGTGCCCAGCTGCAGCCCTTAGCCGTATGAGCTGTCTTGTGGCCGACCGGGAGCTCACAGACCAGACGCGGCAGCAGTCCTGGATGCGTCGCCTCGCATGCTGAGTCGTAGCTCATTTGGTCACCTCTGGAGAGACACGAGCCCGGCCCTGAAGAAGCCGAGTAACAACACCTGCGAGTTCTAGCTCTAAATCCCACACTCCAGCCCAAGGTGCTTCGAGTAGTGTGGTCTGCGTGGCGGACAACTCAGCGTCAATTCTGCCAAGCTGTCCGCTCGCTTCAAGCACAAGGCCTTGACCACCGCTCGCTAGGCTAATCACAGGGTCAGGCGAGTTGTACGACTTACGAACTTGTAGCCTGGCCACGTAGCCCGCAAGATTGATAGGTACGTTCAAACTGTCAAGCCAACGAAAGCTTTGGAGCCACGTCGCTCCCTGGCTGATGCGCAAGTTGTAGGTGCCAGGGAGCGTGGCCACTTATTTCGCCTTCGGAGCCTTACGGCCTTCCGATGTGACATCGTCGTCGCGAGCCGACACGCCACCAAAGCCGATGCCAAGTGCAGCAGCGATAAACAGCACGCCCTGGAGCATCTTCGCCATGTTGGCCGTGGTGCTCGGGTCAGCATCGAACATCGCAGCCAAGCCCGCCAAAATCAAGGCAAGAGCGGCAGCGATTCCCGCAAACGTAGTTTTCGTCGATTTCTTGTTCATGCTCATCAGCCTCCTGGTACAGTCGTCAAGCGCTTGGCGTCAGGCACTTCCGGCGCCTCGTCATCTTGTAAATGAAAGACATTGTGCGGCGCTCGCCGGATCAACACCCCCACTACGTCGTCGGGCCGAACCATCAAGACAGCAGGAACGATAAGCGGTGTCGCAAGGAATCCCTCAATCTCGACAGGACCAAGAGGTGCCGCAGCGAGGATAGCATCGTCAGCGTACTCCTTGCTCGTTCGGCACAGCAAGTCATGGCTGTAGGCTAGGGCTTTCCACTTGCCCTGCACCAGGATGATGAGCGACTCCATCGATTGACTCAAAGCTACTTCGATTTCCCACCAGCTGTTCAGCTTCACGCCTGGGGCAATGTCGTCTGGTTCCATTGTTTCTCGCTTTCAGCTTGCTTCGCGTAGCAAGCGCTTGATTTCCTGGGCAGAGAGGCGAGGCAAACCGCGACAAGGGCTGGAAAGGCGCACACTTTGTAGACGAGTCTTAGCCCTGGCCAACTTCGTCGTGTCGTTTACGGCGCCTCTTTGTGACGCTAACTCCATCATGATGATTGCGGTTTCCTCCTTAAGGCGAGCATCAGCTGCCTCCGAATATGCCGGAGGAGGAGGAGGAGGAGGAGTCGCTGCCATTGGAACTTCCTTTCAGCGTTTTGTAAGTGAGAGCCATTAGCGCATCGCTTGTAGCTAGCTTGTCGGCGAAAGTCTCACCGAGTTCAGCGACCGTTTCCTTGAGCGCGTCAAGTGTTTCTGTGCTGTCAACCAGTGCGGCAAGTAGCTCATCTTTAAGCTCGTGTGTTTGCTGTCGCCAATAGTCCCGATCTTGGCGAAGTTCTGCAATGGCAGCCTCGAATGTGGTTCGGAGCTGCTCTATGTCAGAAGCCTTATCGCGCTTGATTTCAGCGATGACCGGAATATAGCTTTGCCGAATTTCGCCCTGCCATGCGATTCGCTTAGCTTCCTCACTCTTGGAGATGCTTGCAGCGAGCTCTAAGGCCTGCTCTTGCGCAGTCTTGGCACGAGCGAGAGCCTTTTCTGGCGCCGAAGCAGCTGCTTGTTCGGCAGCGACTTCGCGCTTTTCTGAGCGCTTGAAGTACTCAACGATTTCTGGCCAGAACTTGGTTGTTAAGAATGTCAGCAAGATTGCGCCCGCACCAGAGCTAAGCCAACCAGCATCCGAAACAGCCATTGCGAGGAACGACATTTGAGGCGACTTTCAAAGCGTGGGAGAGTAGGCTTTAGCTTGAGGCACTGGGCTGGTCGCTACCGTCGCACAGTCGTGACAGGACCACCCAGCGGGTGAGCTTCGCAGATATAGTAGCCGATACCGTCAGAGATGTGAGTTAGCGGGTCTCCGGCTGTCTTGATGATGCTACCCTGAGAGTCCGCCTGGACGCCCTCAAAGTCACGGATGACATGTGGAGCAGCCTTGGCATCAACAACCAGGCCGATGCGGCCGTCGGCTGCCTCAAGTCGCGAATTTACACTGTTCAATCGCACTCGTATCCTGGGAGCGGATGTAGCGACACGGTCGATGAGTCGTCGCCCAAAAGCAGGGCGCAGATGCGCGTCAATCAAGTCCCAGTCAGAGCCCTCGATCGCAGAGCTGCCTTTCGCGCCGCCAGCAGGGTCACCATAGAGCACGACATCGCCGCGGTGCAGGTCTGCCCAGTCTGCAAGAATCCGCTCGCAAACTAGCTTTGTGTTTGAGCGACGCCGGATGAACACCTCGCCAATGACCGAAGTAATGCAGCCTTGGCGACTGATGTTAGGGTTCTTCAGCCATCCGATTCGATTCGCGGGGATCTCTTGGATATAAGCGCAGACACCTGGTTCGCGGTTGAAGTCAAACGCCAGGATAAGCGGAAGGTCTGGTTGATAAACGACACGATCGCCATTGGCGGCAACATTAGCTGGTGAAAACGCATGATAAGCAAGCCCCTCGAAGCTGATGAAACGAGCACGATATTCCTGATCGTAGGTAAGTGTGTCCAGCGACTCTTTCGCTTCTGCAATTTCTGCAGCTGCGCGCTTTTCGCCAAGCCACAAGTGCAACACGTCTTCAGTCGTCCAATGATGGTGCACTCCGCCTGGAAGTTTACCGTCAAGCACCCGAGTCGCAAGATCGTAGTAGTGGTTGCGACCTTCCGGTACGCCCTCGATGTCAATCCAACCACCACGCGTCATCATTGGGCGGATCACTTCGCTGAACACGTTGGCCTTGCAGTTCCCGAATTCCGAGATTACACCGCCGTCCCAATCTTTGCCCTCAATTCGTTCCGGCTTGTCTAAGCCTGCGACCTTAATCTTCGCCCCGTTCACCAGGCTGATCGTGAGTTCGCTGTCGCTAATACCGCGCCGCCTGCCACCTTGGATCGCCCAATCGGGGACCATTGCCTTCAAGTCAGTCCAAAAGATGTCCTTGGACTGGCGATGCGTTGGAGCTGTGGCATAGAAGCGTCCATCGGAGAATTCGGTAAATCCGATGGCGGCACGGATGAGCCGACGTTTAGCGCCTTCGGTCTTGAATGAGCGACGACCAGCGATAACTAGGTTGACACGGGCAGTAGACCGAACATAGCCAAGCTGAGGCGGTGAGAGTCGCGCAGGGTGCCAGCGAGGCGGAAGAGCAAAAGCGTCTTCGTCACTCACCGATAGCGCCAGATTTTGTGGCGGTAGTTCCTGGCGGTGGAAGACTGGACCTGACAGGCTGCGGCAACTTCAAGCTCACCGGCTCCACTAGCGAACATGATTGCAGCGAGTTGCCTGCGAACAGTGGTCAGCAAAGCTCTGACTTCGCGTACCCGAAGGTCACGCTCGCCGAAGGTTGTCAAGTAGCTCGCTGGTCCAGGCCTGGCTTTGGACTTCTTCCGCTTCTCCAGACAAGCGGTAAGTCGCACAACAGAGTCGCGCAGCTCTTGCTCGCTTTGCTCAGAAATGGCATCCTTCGACAAGGTGCTCAGCGTAAAGCTCATCAACTCGTGCCTCCACAGAGCCACATCTTGCAGCCTTATGCGTGTAGCAAGCTCAAGTAAACGCAGCTAAAAGTTCAGCGGTGCAGACTTGTGGAGCTTGTAGGCAAGCACAGAAGCGCCTGGATCTTGACAGGCTTTCCTGGCAGCGACAAGCCAGCGAAGGTAGCTGGCTCCATTCGCGCAATGCGGATTCGTGCATCGGCTGTCGATGCCAAACAGCGGGTTAAGACAGCAAGTACATACGTTAAGCCAGCTCATTCTTCGCCTCGATCTGTGCGTCCCATGCTTTGTTGACGAATCCGCGAATCCTAGCAGCGACACCGGCTTCGTCGAGTGTTTTGTTGCCGTTGATTTCGTGTCGAGTCGCGATCAGGCGGCACAGCTGAGCCACGATAGAAGCAACTTCTTTGCTGTAGTCGCGAACTTCCTTCGTAGCTGTGACAGAACCATAGTTCCCTTCAGGCCCATAGCCGTCAACGGTCTGGAGGCTCTTGAGCTCAAGCACCTCGTCGCGATTCTTGCGAGTGAGATAGAACGCTTGGCGGGCTTCCTTCTTGACCTTACGCCGCAGCCTGATCTTCATCATCGAGATTTCGGCATTGAGCGAATCAACCGGGTCTTCAATCATGGACAAGAGCATTTCTGCTTCTTCAGGATCAAAACACGCGGCGTAAAAGCTGCCCTGCTCCATGATTCGCTCTTCAGTAGCCGCGAGTGTGAACTGCCCAGCATGGGCATAGCAGCGAATAGGTCTGCAACCGATGGGATTGGTAGCAAGCAGCAGCTCAGGCGGACGATGGCGACAATGCAATTGAATAGCACCGTCGGCCAAGTGTGCGAGCTTTGGGTCACTTTGTAGCTCGTGAATTCGCGTGTACAGGACACGGCCATCAGCAAGTAGCGAGCGTCGGTGTCTTGCGCCGCACATGCGACCATTCGCGACCAAGTAGGCCAGCCAGAGGGGCATGTCTTTGTCTGGCTCCCACTTGCCTTGTCTTCCACTTGCTTTGCGCACCTTTGCAGGAACGTAGGCGAGCTTTCCGTCATCAATAAGCGAGCAAGCCTCGGCATAAAGAATATCGTCGCCTGCAAGCTGTAGCTCGCCTAGCTTAGTTTTGATGCGAGTAGCGAGGCGGGTAGGCTTCTTCTTACGCCAAGCCATTCGCTTTGCGTGGTCGCTAGTTTTCGCTTTAGCATTCGCAGTTCGTGTCTTGCGCTGTGCGGCATTTCGCTTTGCTGTGGTCTTTCTGCGAGCCGCAGCAAGTGCGTCTTGCTCTTCGCGTTTCTCAGCAAGCGCTTTCTCTTTCGCTAATGCCTTTTCGAGTTTTGCTTGCTCTTTAGCCTTTCTACGTGCTCTACTCTCACGAGCTCGCTTATTTCTAGCTAGGCGTTTCTCGTCGTCTGTCCTGTCGCTTGCCATAGTGGCCTCCTTTGCTAGCGAGTATACCCCATAAAGTGGTCAGGTTTACTACTGATTTCTAGGGGTATATACAGTCTACGTCGCAGTATACACGTCGTGGGCACGCGGGACTGCGTATAAAATATATATATACTTAAATACAATAAATAAATTAACGAAAAAGAGTAAAAAACAATCCCAATCTTTACCCCAATCTTTACGCTTTTCCGCCACCTCTTAGCGAGCGTTTTTTAAGCGGCTCTATATATATACCCTAAGAAATGAGTAGTAAAGCCCTTCCCGGAGGCAGTGTTTCCAAGCATTACTACACCAAAAAGGCCCCAGGCCTCAGTTTTCCAAAAAAAGGCACCTTAGGGCCCCCTCGCTGTAGAAAAGGCTGCGAAGAAACGCAGCCCCTAAAGCCCAGCATTTCATTTTGTTTTACGACAGCTTCTTCCACACATTTCTTAGCTTGTCTTCGCTCAGCCCGATGGGTCCAAGTTTTAGTCCACCGACCTGTCTGAAAGGCCCCATTCTTATTCCCGGGTCGATCACTCCAATACTCATACCCGGGCTGAAACCACCTAATATCGCGGCCGTCGCGCTCACGCTGCGAGCCACCCCTAAACGTCCTGCTCATTCTCAAACTCCCTAACACAGCACAGCCAAAGGTTGGGTCCTCCAACCTGCGACTTAGCCGCCGCGATAGCTTCACACTCTATGCCTTTGAAGATTCCAACAGGAAAGTCGTTCCGCATGATAACCCAAGAGCGCACTGCACATCCTGGAAACAGCTCACCTTGTTTCGGCGCTCTGTGCACCACTACGTCAAAGTCGTCCATTGCAAACCCTTTCGTTATTGTCGAGATAAAACAACCAGCCCCACGGAATCGGTTCGTAGCGCTTGCACCACCTGCAATTCAGCGGCTCGCGCTCCTGGTCCAGATCCCACTGCAACCCAGTCAACGGTGGATCCACAATACCCGCTTGGGATAACCCTTCTTCGTCCAGTGAGATCAAAGGATTTCGCAAATCGAAGTAGCCGCGGGTTCTGAATGTTCTCGAGTCGTACACAGTTCACTCCTGGAATAGCACTCAGGCCTCGTAACAGCTCTGTGAGCCATCCGCGGCCACGAAAGCGTTCCTCTATGCTGATCGTTGCAACGTCGATCCTGTCGATCCCCCGAAACGGCATCCAGCGGAGGTAAACAGCGCCCTTTCCTTCAACGCTTACCCACCTACTTCGTGGGAAGCACCGTTCAGTCTTAACCCATGCTGCCGCTTGCTTTATGGCGCTTTCAATCACCATCAGCCTCCTCGAGCCAAGCGCCAATCGTCATCAGGAGCGCACCAGCCTCTTCGTCAGAAATGAAAAGCCGCTTACGCAGCTTGTCGCATGCCTCCTGCCAAATAATGCTAGCGACAAGAGCGCGCACGGACCCATATTCGCTGGCCACCTCCTGGAAGCCAAGCGCATCCGTTCGCCCGTACTCCTCCTCTCCTGCAGGCTCGAACAAACGAAGCGGCTCGCGACAATCGCATTTCTGGATGTAGCAACTGCGACTGGTCTCATCGGCCCAGTGAACTAGTCCAGATCCTTTGCACTTCTCACATCGACTCATCGACCAACCTCAGGAGACGTTCCAACGTCACGAATTTTGCAGCCTTGACGACAGGTGCACACCGCGGACATTTCCCGCCGCACCGACAACCAGTGTAAGCATTCATTACGACCAACCGGTCGCTTTGTTCAGCGTGCAGCTTCAACCGCACTAGCGCGAACTTAAGCGCTCGCTTTTCACGTAGTTCCATCTTTCTTGCCTCTCTTACGAGCTCTATAACTCGCATTCCTGGTGACCATACAGGCTCTGCAGAAGCGCCGAACGTAGCCGTTTGCCAGCGCATAGGCAAAGCAAGGCACTCGCGGACCACAGTTCTTACAATCAAACACTTCAAGGCCTCGGCTAGCTATCTCGCGCTCGACGGCTTTGCTCGGCGGCTGTTTGCTTTTCTTACGCCGTTTTCGAATTCTCAACAGCTCAATATCTTCCAGTGCGTCTGTCCTCATTGTCGCTCCTTCTCGTACTCCACTAGCGTATGGTTTTCGTGGTCCAACTCTTCGTCAATGATTCGAGCAATGTAGGCCCAGTCACCACCGCCAAGCCCAGCACCGATCCTCGGATACCCAATTCGCAGTGGAACCGCAGCGCCATAGGTCTTTCGGTGGTCATCGCAAAGCTGCTTCACTTCACGGAAACATGCTCGCAAAGCACCGTAGTCCGTCTTGGGCCTTTTGCCCCAATAGCGGAATTGCGTGTATGCGTTCCCTACCACAACAAACGACCCACTCGGCGGCATGCAAGGCACAAAATCAACGGTCCCAAGCTTCCCTTCAGCCCCTTTGACGCTGGCTTTGTCCGATTCCCACGCTTCTGGAAAGGTCTTGCGGATCTGTAACGCGATTCCAGCGCCAAACGAGCAGAAACAGTTGCAGCCATGCACGATCAAGTCAAACTCACCAGCCTGAGCCAATGCGATCAAGTCACCCTTTATAACGCGCATCACGAACCTCCTCCAGCCGCACAAGCGCGGCTTTGACCCGCATGATCGTATAGTCCAGCTCCATGAGCTTCTGTCGTCGTGCCATACGCTCTGTGTCGCTTGCGGCGCCGCGAAGGAAGCTAGCCGCAGCCTGCAAGTCAGTCAGCCTCATAACCGAGCTCCTTGAGCTTCTGAGCAAGTCGAGCCACTTCCAGCTTTGCTGACACATGCCGCAAAGCCACTCCGAAGACCGCGCAAACTTCGCTGCAACGTCTCGACGTCAACAGGCATACGAGGCGCTTTCCTGGAAGTGAGCGGCTGTCGAAACCAGCGACCTTCTCGCCACTCAAGCCCGAGACCGTCGCAGTCGTCGCACCAGTTGAAGTTCTCCATTTCAGGAAACCCAGCAGCGCGATCAATTCGCCGTCCACATCCAGGACACGGACCGCCCTCAAGCACGTTGTCCATATCAGCCTTGGCGTCGTAGCCGTCAGCGCTTGGAAGGGTAATCGCAGCCATTGCTGCGGTAAGCTGTGCTGCGCAATCGGGGCAATGTTCATAGCCGGCAGCGGGTTCTGTCGGCTTGCCGCACTTAACACAGCCCATCTTCGACGCTGTGATACCGCTACCAGCGATCGCAACTTCCTGCGCAGAATAGTCTGCAAGGTCCGCAAGCGTGAAGTCTTTGGTCACCTCATACCAACCCGGCTCGGCGCACTTCGTGCAGAGACCTGGCTTCGAGCCCGCTGGCAAGCAGGACTTGCAAGAAGTGCACGAAGTGCGGCAGGCTGAACAGCGGGCTCGAACTCGCTGCCCGTCAATATAGCGCGGCTTACTGACTTGCGTTGCTGGGCTCTTGCGGTCCCACCAGATGGGAATGTAGTTCATGAGCTGAATGTGTCCGCAATCCAAGCTGAGCTCAATCGCAAAACCATGTTTGGATTCAGTCTGGAGCTTCACAGCCAGCTCAATCAGCGAGCCGTAGTGCGGAGCTGAAGCGTTGTCGGTCATTGTCTTGTCACCTCGTCAAAAAGTCCAGTCGACAGTACAGAACATAGAGCGTATGAAGCTCTCCAACGGAAAGTCCACCGTTGCGCGGATCGTTCAGTGCTTCCATGCGATCAATCAGCTCAAGAAGCTGGTGGTCTTTCTGGCCACACATGACCGCAGCAGCAAGCGGTGAAACGCCTGACATTGTCAAACCTCCAATGAACGTAATGACATGCGCTTGAAGCACCACGCGTCAAGCATAGCGCCATGCCGCTCAAAGTAAACGCACTCCCACTTGAGTGCGCAGGCCTCGCATTGCATAGTCTTGGGTGTCATAGCTGTTTCCTCAGTTTGCTGCACGGATCCATTATACTAAAAGCCATGCACAAAAACGCCGCTATTCAAAGACTCTTTTGCTCAAGCTTCCCAAGCGGCTTGAGCGGTTTTGAGTGAACGGAAAGCCTTGCCTTCAGGACTACGCCACGTCTTGACAGCGCGACCTTTCGGCGTGACCTTGACGGTAAGGGTCCAACCTTCGGGAAGATCAGTCACGGACGCCGCAGGCACTTTCACGGCGGCTGGTTTAGCAGGCTTGACCGTCTCAGGCGCTGCCGTAGTCAGCTTTGCACGAGTGATTAGGTTACTCGGCTGGCCTCTGAACTCGTCTTTGCGCTTGACGGTAGCAAGGACGTGCACTTTGGCTCCGATCGGAAAGGAAGGCGTGCGGCTAGCAAACCAGCAAAGAACTTTTCCATTGGCGGTCAACAGCTTGACGATCGAGCCGCCGTAGATACCGCCGCCGTCTCTCACAGATACGAGGGTCGCGTCAACGCTGATTTTGTCTCCAACATTCTCGTCAATGTAGCCGCCGTTGACTTCTGCTTGCTCCATGATCTTGCGCTCAACTTCACGGTTCCAAACGGAGACGGCCGAGACGGCCAAGCCCATTTTGCGTGGTGTCACGATCCCACAGTTAATAACAGCCCGCAAGTTGCCAGCATAGTCGCTGTTGCCAAAGCTATCACTTGTGGCGTAGCCGCTTGCATCGTCCGCGATCTTAGCGGCCGCTTCTTCAGTCAAGCCGTGCTTAGGCCACTCTTGACAGATGTAGCAGTTAGTGCTCTTGCACATGCCACCAAAGTCAAGCACGTGCTGAACGCAGTCACGCGTCGAATTGTCTTCACCCGACCGAACAAACGGCGCAATGGTCAGCCACTGTGCCGTAACTTGCAGAACATCTTTAACGCTGTAGTGCCAAGGATCATTGCCACCAAAACCAGCTGGAAGATTCTCGAAGGCGCACACCTCTTCGAGGATATTCAAGTAGCTCGTGTTGCCTTTCGGAATGAACGCTTCGACGCACTTGCCCCCAAAGAGCTCAACCATGCCACTCGGCGTGGCAACGGCAAACAAGCGTTTGCGGTGAACTGCGCGACCGCACTCATAGCAAGTTGGCTTGCAAGTCCGCGTCCAGGAAAGGTTGACGTCCGTGCTATTGACGCGGGACACAAGGCGGTTTTTGTCACCGTCTTTAAGGCTTGTCTCGTCTGCATTAGTAATGATAGCAAGCAGTGCGTAACCGGGACGGCAGATCGCTTCGGTCGTGGGGACGGTTACGGTCACAGTGTGAATGACTTCGCGCTTGCCGTCGATGCCCATGACCGCTTCTGCTGAATTGTGGACAAGCGCGACATTGTCGAACAGCGTGTGCGCCTTGTTGACTCTGTCGATCCGCTTGTTGACTCTGTTGGTCATGCTAATGAGCGCAGCATAATCGGCGGTGTTCAGCTGGCGGGTAAAAGTGTTCATTGTTGTCTCCGTTGTTGCTGCTTGTGAGAGTTCATTATACCAGAATCTTCGGAGAAATAAACGGCTTTTCGAGAATTCTTTCCTGGAGTCGACGCAAGCGCTTAAACAACAAGCGCTTGCGCCAAAACTTTTCTCACTTACCGTTGCACTCATAGCAAGGACAAGAACCAGCGTTCCAGTTGTAGTAGACCCAAATGGCTTCATCATCGAGGCTACGCTCTCCGCTCATGACGCGGGCCAAACCCTCTTCCGCGTCACGCTCTGTAGCGTAACCGTCTTCAATCAGCCAATCCCCTGAGCGGTTGCAACCGATTCCCCAGCCAGCCGCGACTACGTTCTTCCGCCGCTCTTTGAGCGTCATGCCAGCTGGATCAGCAAGCTCATGCTTGTAGCTCCAAACTTGAAGGTCGAAGTTGTTGTTCATGGCTGTCTCCGTTGTTGTGGTTGACGTTGCTTGTGAGAGTTCATTATACCAGAATCTTCGGAGAAATAAACGACTTTTCGAAGATTCTTTCCGCATACTTTTCTGGATGACCATTCTCGTGAGCGTCACGCGCTTGCTTCAGTGAGCGGTAAACTGATCTGATGCTTGAGTCGCCGTGGTCGCAACGGAAGGTCTTAACCAAACGACCTTTAGGAGTTGTCTTGTGCTCGACAGTCCAATTGTCGTCAGTCAAGCCACACACGATAGCACGCATGCGCTCGACGATAATCGCGTCTGCGTAAGTAATACCAGCGTCGCAATCGTACTCGTAGTGGGCGTAGAAGGTCTTGTCGCCGCTGTCTTCAAGCTCAACCATATACTCGACAGTTCGCGGAAAGCCGTCAGAAAGCTCTTCGCTCTCATTAAGGATGTCACCGTCACTGCAGATGCTGCTGACAACATCAAACACGTCATTCAGCTTGCTCCAAGCGTCGAGTTCAGTTTGCGTCATGAAAGTTGTCATTGTTGTCTCCGTTGGTGTTGCTTGTGAGAGTTCATTATACCAGGATCTTCACACTTGTAAACGGCAAAACCGAACTTTTCGAGAATTCTTTTCCAGGAGTCGCCACAGCTCCGTGAGCGAGTTTTAGTCGTGCTAGTAGACACGTGCCCACCGCTCGGTTTCCTGGAAAAGGCAGAGCCTCGTCAAGCGACCAGCCTTGAACAGAGGCGGCGCGACGAGGCTCTGAGAAAACACAAACCAACAACAGGATTGTATTGTAAGGCGCTAGAGCTCTACGTCGAGCTCCCAATGCCCGTAGTGCTCATGCTCGAGCGCAAGTTCACGAGCTTCGCTGAGCGTATACACGTGAACTTGTGTGGCTTGTCCAAGCTCACGGTAGTAGGAAGCTGGCAGTACGATACGACGACCGTTTGCAACGTCGAGCGCCAAGCCAGTTGACTCAAGCCATGCATGGCCGTGTTCTAGGCCCGCAATCTGTCCTTGGCCAACTACGACAGCATGCACAAGGCGCAACCTTGGATCTGAGCGGCCGTAACAGCGCAGGAAGCTGAATGCGGCTTCGTAGCAGTTGCCCTTAGCTTCGGCCACGAGACCGCTCCTTGAGCTCTTTGAGCAAGACTTCCAGTGCTGTGATAGCGGACTCGTCGGCGTTGAGGAAGCTGGTTGCAGATCGTAGATGTCAGCGGCGGACTTAAGAATCCAACCGCTACCTTTGACCCACGTGCCAATATGAGTATCATCAACATAGTACAAGTGACAAACTGCAGGCGCCTCGCCTTGCGGCGCATAGTCTTCGCGGTAGCGGCGATATGAAAGCCGGTCTCCAAAGCGGCTGACAAGGTCAGCGCGGAAAGCTTTGTGCTTCATCTTGCGTTTCCAGAGAAGGTTGTTCATCTTTCAGTCTCCGTTGTTGTGGTTGATGTTCTTTGTTCTACTTCTATTATACTAGAATCTTCGGAGAAATAAACAACTTTCCGAAGATTCTTTCCGCATACTTTTCAGTCGCTGATAACCGCGAGCATAAGCTTGGCATCGCGGCGTGCAACCAAGTGCATGTTGAGCTCACCGACCAAACGGCTTGGGATGACTTCAGCCGCGACTGAATGGATAGTTGAACCATTACGCAACTCAGCGTCAAGTGCTGTCAGCTTACGCTGCAAAGTCGCGATCAGCTCAAGTGCTGTCTCGTGCGATCGCTGTGCTTTATAGTCAAGCTGCTTCATCAAAGCGGTTTGTGTTTTGGCGTTCATTGTTGTCTCCGTTGTTGTGGTTGATGTTCTTTGTTCTACTTCTATTATACCAAGATCTTCGAAGAAGTAAACGGCAAAATCGAACTTTTCGAAGATTCTTTTCTGAAAGTCCTCACAACTCCATCATCGAGTTTTAGTCGCTCCGCTTGCTTTAGCAAAGGCTTCAGCGCTAAAAGCTGATGACGAGCTTCTGAGCTTTGTTGGTGAGAGTTCTTAGTCTAGTGTTAGGTCTCACTATTTAGCCTTTTAGCGCTTAAGACAAAACTCGATAGAGGAGCGAACACTAGTTCTGTCTAAAAGTACGCTATAAAAAGAAAAGAAAGTTTGCGCTTTACTTCTCGCTCAAAGTGTGAAACCCGATAGAGGAGCGAACGCTATCTCGATCGAAAAGTACGCTATAAAAAGAAAAGAAAGTTTGCGCTGTACTTTTCGACCGAACTAGTGTTTGCTCCTCTATCGAGTTTTGTCTTAAGCGCTAAAAGGCTAAATAGTGAGACCTAACACTAGACTAAGAATCTCCGTTGGAGTATCTATCGACTCCGTCATCCGCTTTTAGCGCTAAAGCCTTTGCTAAAGCAAGCGGAGCGACTAAAACTCGATGATGGAGCTGTGAGGACTCCATTCCTGGAAGAAGCTCTCACAGCTCCGTCATCGAGTTTTATCGCTTTATGAAGCCACGTGTCCGCGATTTAGTTAGGCCTCGTCAGGATCACGACCCGTTCGTAGGACTCGCCAAACTTCGCGGCACGCGGCAATATGGTTGTTAGCCTCTCTTGTCGTTGCCGCAGCAACATCGCGTGCCACATCGCGCTTGCTTCTAGCTTGAGTAAGCCGGAAAGTGCTCAGCTTAGCCCTCTTTCCTTCCTTCATCAAGTCACTGACTTCGCTAGAGAGGACGCGAAGAGAATCCGCACACTTTGTTGCCTGCTTAACCAACTTAGCTCGAGTAGCAAGTGCCTTGTAGCAGAGCGCTCTGCCTTCTCGTGCCGTCTCGGCTATGGCATCAGCCGCTTCACGGCCTGCTAACTCCTCCTCGAGCTCCTCGAGCCTGTCGAGCAGCGCGCGGCGGTCGTTCCATAGCCAAGCCTCCTCTTCTGTGGCCGCACGCGATCTGCCTGGCCTACGAGTGAGCAAACGACCGCGCTCTTTGACTACTCGAAACGCAGGCTTCTGTCTGCTCTTAGCCACTGGGCTTCCTTTCGGTTTTGTGCCTAGACTCAATCGTCTGCGCGCTCGATCTCGCGCTCGATAAACCAAACAGCTTTGCGCAGATCCTCACTCAATGCAGCTCCAGGTTTACGGCCGGCACGAAGAATATACTTCACAGCTGAACCTAATGCGAAGTTAAGGTTGTGTGCTTCAATAACCTCGATAGCCTCACACTTTCCATCGTTGCCAGCGTAGTGAGCCGGATGCGCTACACGGCTCTGCTCAGTAACGCGCCCGCTGCAGTCATTGTTCGAGCAAAAGCCTAGCTGCGCAGCGCTAGCCGACTTAGCATACTCGTCACCGCATACTTGACAAAAGTAGCGGCCTTCTGTTGATTCGCTCACTAGACAACGTCCTTCCATAGACAAGGGCCGAGATGATCTTCCCAGCCGTTCGGTATCTTCACCATTGATCGAGTACAGATCTTCCAAGGTTGGCCGATTTTGCCGATCCGACCCTGACACATACCCTCCTTAGCAAGAGGAGGCTGCTTGTAGAACAAGCATGAGCCTTTGTGGCCGTCACGGTTATGGCACTGGCCGACACCATTCTTACCTTTGCAGCGCGAGCGAGCGAGTTCTACTTCCTGGAGAGCAACGAGGTCGGAAAGCAGCTTTGCGGCAACAAGTCGAGCATGTTGCTGAACGGTCTCGGTCGTCATGGACGACGCGATCGACTGAGTCCTATGCTGGTGCTCGTTTCCGTGCTCTGCGTAGGTAATAAGTAGCGTACCTTTGACGTGGCGGACCCAGTAGGAAACACGGATTTGGTTCGAACCTTCTGGCCCAGCGCGGAGGTGCATCACAAATCGCCAATCAACGAATTCGCCGCCAGGAGAATTGCCGCGTTCAGCAGCAAAAACCGTTAACGGCTGTTCAGACCGACCTTGCAGATCAGGAACTGCAGCGCGTAGCTCATTGCCAACGAGAGTGCAAAGCAATTTCGTAGCTCTGCTTGGACTCAGTTTTCCGGTCATTTCAGCTCCTCAAGCAAGTCTTGTAGCCGAGCATACGCTTGCGCTATGCACTCGACGAATACGTGGTTTTCAGCTGGCCACTTGCGGCTAACTGCGAATGGCCATTCGAGCTCTGCGCTGTTACTATCTGCCTCGCCTGGCCGGCTTATGATATACGCACCAGCTAAGCAAGCCAAATCAGGTAGCTTGTCCTTCACCCGCCAGAATTCTTGGTTCTGCCGAGCGCACAAAGCAGGCGAGTACAGTTCTTCTTCAGTCCAATGTTCTGCGAGCAAGTCTAAGTAGGTGCGCCAAGCGGCGGCGACTAGCACTATGAAACCTGCGTTTGCGCCAATTGCATACTCAACCAAGCTTGAAGCCGCATGCGACTCCATTGGGCTGCGAACCAAACCAGCATCCACACGCCTATAGCACAAGTCGCTTAAGTGAAACCGGTCTTGAATAGTCCATGGAGTCGCAAACGGCAAGTAGGTCGACGCGCATGCGTTCTTGAGCTCAAGCCCAGCATGTCTAATTAGCGGTTTACCTTTTCCCGGCCGTAGCTGCCCAAGCCGAATCGACAAAGCCTCGGCGAGCATACTTTTACCGACTCTGTCTGGCCCTTCAATCACGAGCATAGTCTAGCGCTTTCAGCCCTTGGATCCAGGGCATAAGCTTGGCACTTGCTGCTTCCAGCGAGCCATAGGTCTCGGACAGAATCCACGTCATACTTGGTCCACGAGCTTTCTGACGAACAGCCAGCCCATCACGAATCACTGACTGAACTTCACCGATTCTGAGCACACCAGTAGCCGGAGCTGTCGACACATTCCACACTATCATTCCTGGAAACGGAAAACGGCCATCAGCCAAGCGCGGCAAGTTCTTCACCTGGTCATGCAAGTCCGAAAGTGCTTCTGCTGGACTGAATAACGGCGAGTCAGTGCTCATCGCAGCACCACCTTTTCATCCGCGAGCTGTAAGAGCTTCGAGCGCTCTTCCTGGCTAAGATCGTGCACACCTATGCGGCATAGCGCAAAAACACGCTCATCATGCGTAAGCCCTTGTGCTTCGTTTAAGACGATCTGAACTAGCGTTGAGTTGTCGACGTATCTGTAGCGGCTCTCATTCTCGCTCATTCTCGCTCCCACGGATTGTCTTGTGTATGCGGACGCTGCAAAATCATACGAATGTAGCTGCACTCATCGCCCGCCGAGTCGATCAAACAGGTACTGACCGTTTGCCATGCAAGTAGCTGCTGCGGACTCCAGCGAACAATTCGGCAGTCCCCGCTTGTCCAGCCCAGAACTGCAGACAGGTAGACTGTCTGCGCTAAGCCTACACGCAAGTAGAAGTCCCACAAGCTAGAGCCGCCAATTACGAACACTTTTGGTTCTGCTGACGTTTGAATTGCACGCTCTGCAGCTACGTGATGAAGCGCGACTAAGTCACTTCCCCAGCCGCACAAGTTCCCTTCTAGCTTCGGCGCTGATCCGCGCGAAGCAACATAAAGGTGTCTTCCTGGAAGCCGTAGACCTGTCTTCCTATTGAGCGGAAGTGACTCAAAGGTCTTGCGGCCCATTATCAGCGATGCGTCGGCCGTAATACGCTTGAAATGTTTCAAGTCTGACTTCAAGCGCCATGGAAGCCGGCCATCTATGCCGATTGCGTTTGAATTATCGACAGCTCCAATCACTGCCGTGATAGCGCTTAGCTGCACTTGTCTTGCCTTCCTACTATCCAGTCCCTTACGAACTGCAGAATGCGCTGGATTGGGGACAGACGCACTTGCAAAGCTACGTCATCGTCTCCAGGAGTCAGTATACTCAAATCCACGGATGTTAGTGGCCGGTGAATTGCATCGATCACTGAGCCCAAGCCGCTTGTGGTCGTCATTTCGACAGCAAGAGCTTTTCGCTGATCTTCACTCATTGCAGCGATTGCGGCTTCAACTTGTGCCGTGAGCTTGCAAGCAAGACGTTCGCCCTGTTTGAGAGCTGAACCCTTAGAGATGCAGGTACCCGTCTTAGCCACAACGCCCCACGGCCTTGTATCGTCTTCCCGAGCGTCCACGATAGCTTGCCATGCCGTGCTACCCCTCTTCTGGAGCCGTACTCGAATGGTGTCGCTCTGCAGAAACTTCGTCGTCCCGCGAGCTGGCGGTTTTCTACGCCGCCTACGCTTTGCCATTGGTGTACTCCGCTTCAAGTGCGAGTCTGAGTGGCCTGTGAGCGACAGAGTCGACAAGCGGCTTAGGTGTCCACTTCGACAAAGCGCAAGCCAGCATGTCCCCAAGCATGGTCCCACCCCAAGCATGAATGTTGTCTCTTGCTTCGTCAAACCATGTTCGCGGAACAGAGTCTGATTCTTGCTGGGGATAGGACATTCCGCGCCGCACCGCATTCTCAAGCGCGATCGCCGGCGCGGCCACTGACGAAGGTAGCTGACCTGCTGGCTCATAGGGTTCAGCGAGCCACGTCAAAGGCTCAACGTAGATGCTTGGCGTTTGGTCGCTGAGTGCACGTTTGCAGCGTTTTCGGTGTTTGTTATAGACGTGAAGCGACCCAACGTTATGAGTGTAGCTGCCGACTTGAGCACCAATGC